CGCCGGTAACTTCTGATGAAGACGCCCATCCTCGGTTCATCCTACGTGGCCCGCAGTGTCAACGCTGCGGATGCCCGCATGGTCAACCTGTTCCCCGAGATCGTGCCCGAGGCTGGCAAGGAACCTGCGTTCCTGAACCGCGCCCCCGGCCTGAACCTGCTCAACACAATCGGGTTTGGCCCGATCCGTGGTTTGTGGGCATTTTCGTCCAACGATGGGGTGGGCTTTGTGGTATCGGGCAACCAGTTGTTCAAGATCGACAACGCCTACGCACCCACGTTGATCGGCACCGTGGCAGGCACTGGTCCCGTCAGCATGGCTGACAACGGCACCCAGTTGTTCATTGCAGCCAACGGCCCCAGCTACATCTACAACGCCAACACAAACGCATTTGGCGCAATCACTGACCCAGACTTTCCCGGCGCGGTGACCGTGGCGTATCTGGACGGCTACTTTGTGTTCAACGAGCCGAACAGCCAGAAGATGTGGGTCACTGCCCTTCTGGACGGCACATCCATCGACCCGCTGGAGTTTGTGAGCACTGAGGGTTCCCCTGACGGTCTGGTGGCCGTGATTGCCAACTTCCGCGAAGTCTGGGCCTTTGGCACCAACTCGATTGAAGTCTGGTCTGACACTGGTGCGCTGGACTTCCCTCTTGAACGCATTCCCGGAGCGTTCAACGAGTTGGGCTGCGCTGCCCCTTACTCCATCGCCAAGATGGACAACAGCCTGTTCTGGCTTGGCCGTGACCGCCGTGGTCAGGGCATCGTCTACCGAGCCAACGGCTACGCTGGTCAGCGCATCTCGACCCATGCTGTTGAATGGCAGATTCAGCAATACGCTGACATCTCAGACGCCATTGCCTACACGTATCAGCAAGAGGGTCACAGCTTCTACGTGCTGATCTTCCCCACGGCCAACACCACATGGGTGTACGATGCCGCCACACAGGCTTGGCACGAGAGAGCCGGGTTTGCCAATGGTGAGTTCACCCGTCACCGCAGCAACTGCCAGATGTCGTTCAATAACGAAATCGTGGTGGGTGACTTTCAAAACGGCAACATCTACTCGTTTGACTTGGAAGACTACTCGGACAACGGGCAGATTCAGAAGTGGCTGCGCTCGTGGAGAGCACTACCCACTGGTCAGAACAACCTTAAGCGCACCGCGCACCACAGCCTCCAGCTTGACTGCGAGTCGGGCACTGGCCTGAACCTTGGTCAAGGCAGCGACCCACAGGTCATGCTGCGCTGGTCCGACGATGGTGGGCACACATGGTCCAACGAGCACTGGATCAGCATCGGCAAGATCGGTGAGTACTATCGCCGTGCCATCTGGCGCAGATTGGGTATGACCCTGAAGCTGCGTGATCGCGTCTACGAGGTGTCGGGCACTGATCCTGTGAAGATCACGATCATGGGCGCTGAACTGCTGCTGAGTCCGACCAATGCTTAACCCCATCATCACGCCTCCACGGGTGCCGCTGGTTGACCCTAACACGGGGTTGATCAGCAGGGCGTGGTACTTGTTCTTCCTGTCGCTGAACAACGTGGCAAACGCCGTTGTTGACGACCCGGTTGTCGGCCCCAGTGCTGAGTCGCTGATTGCCAGCTATGACGCAGTGCTTCAGACGCTGGCGCAGGAAGTGCAGACACAGCCGAGTCCCAGCGATCTGGTGTCGCAAGTGGCTGAGATGCAAAAGCAAATTGAGGCGCTGTCGCTGATACCTGCCCAAGTAACCGCTATGCTGGCTCAATTGGCCGATGTGAGCGCCATGAACCCATCGGACGGCGACAAGCTGATTTACGATGCAACCCTAGGTAAGTGGAAGCAAGACTCCCGCAGCTACCTGATGCTTGAATAAGGAGAAACCCTAATGACCGTCATCGTCAAGAATCTGGTGCCATCAAAAGATGTGGCAAACACCCAGACAACCCAGTACACCGCCAACGGTGTGACCACGATCATCGACAAGTTCACGGCGACCAATTACAGCGCCAGTGCTGCCACGATCTCGGTCAACTTGGTCACAACTGCCGGGTCCGCTGGCAACAGCAACCTGATCACCAAGACTAAGACGCTTCAGCCGTCCGAGGTCTACACGTTTCCCGAGTTGGTCGGACAAGTTTTGAACTCCGGCGACTTCATCAGTACAATCGCTGGAACCGCCAGCGCCATCAACATGCGGGTTTCTGGCCGCGAAGTGACATAAGGAGATCGAAATGGTCTGGAACGTAATCATCCCCGCCGCCGCAGCATTGATTGGTGGTCGTCAATCGGCTAAAGCTGCGCAAAGTGCGGCTGACACTTCCGCATCAGCCTCGGACCGTGCTACTGAACTTCAACGTGAGATGTTTGAGCGCAACATCGAGTTGAATAAACCTTTTCGTGAAGCTGGTGTCAATGCTCTGAACAAACTGGTGCCGCTGACCGAATATCAAAACTTTGGCATGGACCAGTTTCAAGCTGACCCCGGTTATGCGTTTCGCATGTCCGAGGGTATGAAAGGTCTGGAGCGATCCGCTGCTGCCCGTGGCGGCTTGTTGTCGGGTGGTGCACTCAAAAATATTCAGCGATTTGGTCAAGACCTTGCATCGCAAGAATTTCAAAACGCTTTTAACCGATATGGCATCGAGAGAGAGCGTCGAATGGCCCCGTTGCAGTCGTTAGCTGGTGTTGGTCAGACCACATCGCAGCAACTGGGTGCAGCCGGTACGGGGTTTGCAAACACTGTGGGCAACATTGGCATGATGAATGCCATGAACCAAGGCAACGCAGGAATGACTCGTGCATCAATCTACGGCGACACTACAAACCAACTTGCCAATTTGGCAGGTCGTTACTATGGCGGTGGCGGGTTTGGTGGTTCACCGTCCAATAGGGACATTGAACGCTCCTACCTCGGTATGGACTAAGGAAGAATTATGGCGCTCGATTTCAATCTTCTTCGACCCGCAGGCGGTTCAAACCCTGTCAATGCGTTTTTCCAAGGTCAGCAGGCCACGATGGACCGCGAGCTGGCGCAGCAAAAGATGGCGCAAGATCAGGAGATGAACGCCCTCCGTCGTCAGCAGTTGACTGGTCAAATCCAGACACAAGAGGAAACTCGCGTTAAAAACAGAGCCGCTGAAAAAACCGGCATGTTTCGTGAGCGCCTGCTTCGTGCCCGCACACCAGACGACGCTCGACGTTTAGTGCAGATGCAGTATGCCGATCCTGACTTGGCGCCCATTCTTTCGCAAGCGGCATCGCTAGAGCAAGCCCTTGCTGAAATTTCTGACGATCCTGCCGAGTTTGAAAAATACCGCCAGCAAGAAGCGATGGGCATGGGCGAGTGGATGAAGTCGCAGATGCCGAAGGTGGCAGGTAACGCTGTGTTCTTGCCCGGTGAAAACCGGTTCATCACAGCACCTCGTGAGCCTGCACCTGTTGCGCCTAGCGCACCTGTTGCTGTCATGGGTCCAGACGGCAGACCGCAGTACGTAAGCCGTGAACAATCCATCGGCATGACACCGTTCACTCCCGCTTCTGTCAAATTTATTGGAGGCGGTGCAGGTGGCGCAGGTGGTGGTGCTACTGCACCTAAGCCGATGACGCCGGTGCAATCTGCAAAAAGGCGTGATCAACTCGGCAAAGAGTTTAAGTCTGCTCAAAACGCATTGCAGACAACACAGGACGTGCTTGACTCAATTGCATTTGTCAAAGCTGAACCGGGTCTGTCCAGAGCCACAGGCTTTATTGGAACAATGCTGCCGTCAATTCCTGAAGGCGCTGCGGCATCGGCTGAAACACGATTGAAGAACCTTGAAGGTAAGGTCACCGCACTCGGTAAGGCTCAGGCTGCTGCAAGTGGTGCAATCGGATCTATTGCCAACCAAGAATGGAAAATTCTTGCGGATCAGATTGCTGCAATTGATCGGACTAAGGGCACTGGGCCACTGCTTGGTCAGTTGGAACTGGTTGAAGCGCAAGCACAGGGTGCTATGGAACGAATCAAAGACGCATACCAGCGTCAGTTTGGTGAAGATTTTGAGCAGTTCCCTCAATTTGCCGACTTGCCTGCTCCAAGAACAACATTTAAGTCACGAGCACCTGCTGGCGGTAAACCCGCTGCCGGTGGCGGTCTTAGTGCAGCCGAGCAAGCCGAGTTGGACCAACTTCGTAAACGATTTGGGAAGTAAGCCATGACACCTCGTGAAGAACTGGCAGCGTTGCGCCGCATGGCTGAACTGGAGGCGAAAGCTGCCGGTCAGCAAATGGTGCAACCCCAAGCCCAAGCACAACCAAACGAAATCCCAACACGTCGAAAAGTTGCCGAGTTTCTCGCTCCGACAGTTGAAGCGTTGGGCACAGCAGGCGGTGCTGTTCTGGGTACTGCTGCTGGCCCGCTGGGTACATTGGCTGGCGCTGGCGCTGGATTTGCGGGTGCCAAGGAACTGATGCGACTTGCTGCTGGTGACGCTGGTGCTGAGACACTGCCACAGTCGGCAGCACGACAAGCCAAAAACGTGCTTGAAGGTGCCACGATGGAGGCCTTCGGTCGAGGTGTCGTTGCGCCTGCAATCGGCAAAGGTGCCGAATATGTCAGCAAGCTGAAAAACGTCAAACTAGACCAGTACGTCAAGGCCATTGGTGACAAGGGCGATGAGATCGTCAATGCTCTGCGCGGAAAGACTCAGATCGTTCCCGGTACATCTCCTACGGCTGGTGAAGCCGCTGCACCCGCAGGTAGTGTGGGCCTTTCGGTGTTGCAGTCCCGTGCCCGCCAAGTACCCGGCGCAGCCGACATCTACGCATCAAAAGAATCGCAAAACATTGCAGCCCGTCAAGCACAGGAGTCCCGAGCAGTTGCCAAGTTTGACGCTGCGAAGCAACGCATTCAGGGCAAGATTGATCGTGGTCTTGTCAACATCACTCCCGGTGAGGCTGGTGGTGCGTTGATTGACGCAGCCAGAGCCGAGCAACAAGCCATCAAGTCGAATGTGATCCAGCCTGCTTACAAGGCAGCGTTTGACGCAGCAGGCGACTCTAAAATTGACGTGTCCAAAGTTGTCAGCGAAGCCGAGCGCATCCTTGACCGCAAACTTTCTGACTTTGCAACCGAGACAGCCCCCGACACCGTGCGCAAGTTGCGCAGCTTTGTACCCAAGGTGCCCGAAGCTGAAGCAGTGCAGATTGGTAAAGCTGGGTTCAAAACCGCAAAACCACCAACACCACCTCGGGCAACGCCTGAAGCGACATTGTTGCAACTCGATGATGTGCGCAAAGCAATCAATGCAGACATCGCAGCAGCCAGCACCAGCAATGCACCAATGGCCGCGACAACGCTGAAAAACCTGCGTGACCTGCACCGTGCGATTGATGATGCTGTCAAAGCAAGCGACACCCTGTCTGATGACGCCAAGGGTTTGTATCAAAACGCCCTTGACACATATCGCACACAATACGCGCCCCGGTTCAAGGAAGGCATCAATGCCAACTTGTTCAAGCAGACAAGCCTGAAAGAAACAAAGATCAAGCCTGAAGATGTGGTCAGCAAGTATTTCCAGCCAAAAGGTGAAAGCGAAGCCAAAGACTTTTTGCGCTTGTTTGGAAACAACGCCGATGCAATGAAGATCGCAAGAACTGGCATTGAGGATCTGTATCGCCGGGAAGTGACAGATGCAACCGGTCGAGTGACAACGGATTCACACGCATCGTTCATGAAGAAATACGCAGAGCCGTTAAAAATTCTTGACGATGCTGGCATGAACATCACACAGCGCGTGGGTGTTGTTGCAAAAGACGCAGCACGACTTGCCAAAATCGAAGAACTCGCAAAAGCAAGCGGCAATAAACTTGCATCCCCGCTGCCTGCTGGTGCCAATGCTTTGGCCGTTGAAAAGCGCATCAATGAATTGACCAGCAAATTTACCCCTGAGCAACTGAGCCACGTCAACGCAGTTCGTCAAGATCTGCTGCGCGAGGGTGAGTATCAGCGACTGGTCAAGTCGGGTGCTGATGCTGGTGCTGACCTCAGAAGTTTGGCAACCAAGGCTGGTAAAGAATCTGGTTTGCCGCTGCCAAACTTCATCTCTGTGCCAATCACCATTTTTAACAACGTGGTCAAACGACTGGCGCTGAGGATGGACGACAAGATCGCGTTGGAGATTGCACGAGAGTTGACCAACCCCGCTGTTGCAGCCGAGCAAATTGAAGCCGCGATGAGGCTGCAAGCATCCCGCGCTGCTGCAACACCGGGCGCAGGCACTGCTGCTGGATTAGGTTTAACTCGGGCATTGGGTGCGGAAATGTCAAGACGCGCTGAACCAGCCAACCAAAACGCTCTTGCCCGGTAATACAAATTAGTTAAAATACGGAATCTTTCATCATGGAAGCAGTTGACATGGCCGAGATTGACCTAGTGAAATACGGCGCACTTTGGGAGCGTGTGAAAAGCTACGAGCGCCGGTTTGACGAGATGTCGGTCAAGATAGACAAACTCGAAGTCAGCGTTGAGAAACTGGTGGCTATGGCTAACCAAGGGCGCGGCGGGTTCTGGGCTGGTATGGCTTTCGTGTCATTTGTCTCCAGCGCCGTGGGCTTCGCACTCAGTTGGTTTAAGGGGAACTGACGTGTTGGCTGAGATCGCAGCAGCCAATGCTGCGTTTGCGGTCATCAAAGGCGCACTGGCAAACGGCAAGGAGTTGCACCAGCTTGGCTCCAAGGTCTTTGACTACTTCGACAACAAAGCCAAGATTCAGGAAAATGCCACCAAGAAGGGCGGCGGCTCAGACCTTGAAGAATTCATGGCGCTGGAGCAGTTCCGACAACAAGAAGAAGAACTGCGCGAACGCATGGTTTACGCTGGTAGACCCGGCATGTGGGCTGATTGGGTAAAGTTTCAAGCGGCTGCTGCTAGAAGGCGCAGAGAAGATAAAGAAGCTGCCCTTAAAGCCATCAGGATTCGCAAGGCTAAGACCGATCAACTGATTGAGTATTGCGTGATTGGCTTGG